GACACCCGCGCCGATCAGGCGGCGGACGGTCGGGAAAACCACGGTATCGCCCTGTTTTCGGGTCAGGTCTTCGCGCACCTGGATCATGGAACCCATCGTGGTTCCCATGTATCTGGCGAACTGGTTCTTCCTGATATACTCCGAGAAGAAGTCACTGTCCCATATAGTTGGAGTAAGTCCGGCTCTCGCCGGAGTAACGTTCATGTCTGCCAACGGAGTGGCTCCTGTCGCAATTCGGGATTGAGGGGGCGTGGAGGAGCGCCCGGTCAGTCCCCCGGCGACGAGGTCACGCTGCTTAAGGGCCAGCGGTGCCCAGCGCCCGAATCAACCCCGGCGACGGGTTGCCTTCGCTTCCGCGATACGCCCGATTGTGCCCGGCGACGGCGGCGGTTGCTCTGGCGGCTCGGCTTCCAGTAATCGAGACATGGTCAGGCGGAAATCGGCTCCGTCCTCATCCTCGGTCGTGGCTTCCACGATCAGCCTAGCATCCACGACCGATTCCGCGATAGCCCGTTGCTTTTCCCCGCTCGTCTCCGGCACGCGGCGACTCAAACGGGCGGCGTAGAGGATGGCGGTGATGGTCGCGAGGTCGGTCATTGCGACCATCGATCCCCTTTAATTATCCCAAGAACGGTCGTGGAGTTTAACTCGGTGTTCAGCACCGCCAGCGTCTTCGGCATTGTCGCCAGCTTGATATGCGTCGCCGCCCAGACCTTGAAGTCCGCGAGAACATCGGCGTGGTATTGCTCAAGCGGCGGGAGCGTCGGCGTTGGATCAGGCGGTGGCGGTGGCGGCGCTGCTGATCCAAGAAACGCGATGGGCGAGAGATCGAGGACGGGGCGATCGGTGAGTATGGCGCCGCCGCTGGTCAGCCCAAAAACCACGTTATTAGTAACCCCAACAGGAAAACCGCCAGGGTTAAGGAGCAAATAACCGCCAGGATCATCGTTGCAAATCGTATTGTCTCTGATCGACACGGTTCCGGCGCCATTGCTCGCCCCTTCCTCGCCGTAAGCGATGATCGCCGGGTTCTGCGTGTTGGGGCCTTGCTGGATGACGTTGTTGGCGATGGTGGCGTTGCCGCCGTTCGGGATGTCGATGGAATAGCTGGCCGATCCGTTGTTGTCGAAGATGCGGTTTCCGGTGATGACATTGGTGGCGGCGCGGCTTTTGACCTCGTGTCCCACGGCGGTGTCGTGGATGTAGCTGTTGGCCAGTGTGAAGTTCGCGATGGCTCCGACGTAGATCCCGTGCGTGTGGCCGCTGCCGTCGCCGTTAAAGGCGAACTCGGAACGATTGATAGTGATGGACCCGTTCGGATCGGAGGCACCGAGGATGCCCTCCTGGTTGTCGTGGATGAACACGTTATCGAGCGTCAACGCGCCGCCCTGGTAGCGGATGGCCGCGCCGTTCTGGTCGGGGACGGTGACGCGGCTGATGTCGAACCCGGAGATCGAGACCGTGCCGCTCTCGGTGATCATCGCCTTGCCATCGGGCGGTTGGGCGTTGTCCGTGACCATGCGAACCCAGCCGCCGATGGCGGTCAGCGTGAGGTCGTGATCGATGTTCAGCCAGTCGTTGGTATAGGTGCCCGCCTGGACCTCGATGGTGTCGCCAGAGACCGAGGCATCCACGGCGGCGTCGATCGTCGCGTAGGTCTGGCCGGGTCCAACGGAAAGCGTGGTCACGCGCGCTCATTCCAGGCTTTGACAGCGCCCGCGTGAGTATCGGCGGGCGGTCCATCAGCGCCGCAATAACCACAGGTCACCACCCAGGATGCTTCATCTTCCGGGTCATCCGCGTTCGCATTCCATAAGCGGTCAGGCTCCCGCCCACAGAACGGGCAGTCCTCCAACTCATCCGTCAGAGCATCAGCTATTTCCGGGTAAGGGTTGCTCATCGTCCCCGCGCCGGCCGCGCCAGGATGTCGCTCAATGACGGCGGACCCGCGAAGCCGTTGGTGCCTCGTGGTGCCGCTGATCGCGCGGACGCCAGCGACGGCGGCAGACCGGCGGCGGGCGACACACGCGGCGCGGCGGCGTTCTGCTCGGCCTCCCATTTCGCGCGCAGCTTCGCTTCGTAGGCTGACGGATCGGTGCCGATTTCCTCATGCAATCTGGCCGTGGCGTTGTTGTCGATCATCCACTGGTAGGGGTGCGGTTTGGAGTAGAGTTCGTTCCACAACCGAGGGTCGGCCTGTGTGCGCCGCTGGAAATACTCGGTTTCGGCATCGATGACCTCTTTACCGTGCTTGTCGAGCGCCATCATTTCGCTGGTATTCAACCGCTCGTTCAAAACAACTCCACGAACCCGTCTCGTGTAGCCCTCGGGATCGCGCGCCGGGTCGATCGGCTCAAGCATCGCGGGCGGTGTAGCGGCTGGCGGCGGCTTGCGTGCCTCCTCCAGCTGCTTGAGGAGCATGGCCTTCTCGGCCTCGGCGGCGGACGCGCGTGATTTCCAGTCCTGCCTGCGCTGGCGCTCCTTTTCGTATGCACTGCGCGGGACGATCGCTTCGTTCGGACTGGGGTCTCCTGGTTCGCCATCGTCGTCCGGCTCCGGCGCGGCCTTGGCTGGCTCCTTGGCGGCTGGTGCCGACTTCTCCGGCGCGGCCTCTGGCGCTGCCTTCGACGGCTCCGGCGCGGGCGTGTCGGCGGCCTCGGCCTGGGCGCCGCTGGATAAGAAGGCGTCGAGTTGGGATGGTGTTTCAGACATCATACGCCTCCAACGCCTTCCTTACGGCAGCGCCTACAAATTGGGCGTCCCACTCAGAAACGAACCGGCGCCCTTTCGCGTGATGAGCCGCGATGCCAAGATTTATGAAGTAACGGATAGCCTCCAACTTACTCGCCCCGCTTGGCGTCCAACTATTAACGGCTCCAATTTGATGATCCGTCAGTAGCGTCTCCATCGCCGCGATCACGGCATCCACCTTTGGTCTGCTCATGCTGTCCCCGGCTGTTCTGGCGGTGCGAGCGCGTTGTGTCTGGCTATCAACATGTCCCCGACCCTTTGCACCGCGCTCTGCCGCAGATCGTCCGCGCGTGCCTCGTCCGCCGCCGCCTTCGCGTGCCTGCCTCTGACATCGGCGACACCGAGCGCGGCCTGGATCTCTGGCGGCACGACCGTTCCTGGATCGCTCGGCGGGTCGGGCGGCGCGTTCATCTCGGCGAACCCACCATGCACGTCCGCGATGTGATGGATGCTCGCGTGCTTGCGTTCCTCCGCCAGAGCGAAGTCCGCCGCCGCCTTGGCCCGCGTCGCCGTGGTGTCGGCCTGCGCCTTGTCCTCGGCCATATTCTGGGCTTTCTGCTGCGTCTGCGCCTGCGCCTCCTGGCGGTCCTTCAGCATCTTGAGCAAGTCTTCCTTGTTTCTGAAATTCGAAGCGGCAATCAGCATCTCCGGCGGTATCAGGCCCGGCTGCGTGCCGGCCAGTTGCAGCAAATTCTGGAACTGTTCCGCCTGAATGCTCGGAACGTCGATGCCCTCTTCAATCGTGATATCAACGTCCATATCGGTGATGTCGTTCTCAACCCGGATCACTTGCTGAAGCCGTGGATCACCCGGCACGAGCCGCATCATCTGCATCGCCTGGGCGCGTTGGTCGTCCGGCAGCGCCGCCAGTTCGTCCATCAACCGCACCGGCTGATTGATGCCAACCCATCGCGTCGAGTTCAGGTCGTCCGTGACCCGCACCCACCGGCCCGCCGTCCAGTATTGCCGCGCGGCCATCCATGCGATCGACAGCAAATCGCGGTTCCACATCCGCAACGTATCCGCGATCGGCTCGTGCGCCGCGGCGCCGCCCGCCTGCTGTGCCAAGATCGCACGCCCCGACAGTTCGCGCGGATCGGTGCCGCTCATCGAGGCGTTCGGCCCGCTGGCCTGCATTTCCGCCGTCGCGTGCTGGAGTAACTGAAACTGGCCGACAGCCAGATCGTTGCCTCTGTCGATCTCGAATTTCATGCCTGGATTGACAACGATTACGCCGTCGGGCCGCGCCACTTCACGCCGCGCCTTGTCTATGTCAGCGACCGCTCCGTCTTCCGTCACCACCTAAGCCACGGACAACAGATGCAGCGCCTTACTGCGACGTTTGTTGACCTCATCTTGCATACTGATCAGGTCGCGCACCATGCCGTAACGATTGTTCTCCCGGTCAATGTGCGCGCTGGTCATGCGAAGGCCGCAGGCTGATTTACCGCGGGCGTCGAGAAACGGCGACTTCGTGGGCTCTGCCAGGAAACCGACGCGGGTATAGGTCGCCACCCACCACTCGTTTTGCTCTTGCCAGTGGCACTGCACGACGCGGATGCGCTCGCGCTTGCTGTCGCACCAGACGATCTCGTTCGGTCGGTCGCCGTAGCTGCCGGTCTGCGTCTGGAACGTGTCGGATATCAGATCCTCGACATCAGGCCATGTTTCGACGGCCTGTTCGCGATCCATCCAAATCACGATGCCGCGATGACGGGCGTCGCTAAAGTCCAGCCGGCGCGAATGCGGATCCCACCACAATCTGTCGAACGGCACCTGCTCGAACGTGATATCCGCGCCGCCGCGGCCGTCATCCACCAGCACGATCTCAGCGCCGCCGACGCCCTCGACCATGAGGTTTTCGTAAACGTCGGAGCGGATCAACGGCAGGTTATTGTCGTCGCTCATGTAGCGCAGCGCCTGCGTCGCCGCGTCCGCCTTGTCCTCGTCAACCGGATTGCGCGCGAACGCTTTCGGGTCGGTCCTCGATTTCCTCTCAAGACCGCACATCAGCTCGACTTTGCGGCTCACGTAATTAATCGTGACCTCAGGCTGGCCGCGAAGTTTCAGCGCCTCCTTCTCGGCGGATGACCACTGGTATCCGTCTTTGTAATCCCTGTCTCTCTGCGACCATTTGCGCCCGTCGTCGGTCGCGCGCTCACTATCCTCGAACCACTGGACCATGCGCGCGTGCAGATCGTCCAGATCGCGCGGGTAACGATCGTTCGCGATGCCGGGACCGCCTTTCGGCCGCGATGCCTCGGCGGCCTCGGGGTCAGTCGGCGGGTCTGGGTAGAGAGACTGGCTCATGGCGGCGTATCACCCAACCAAATACCCAGGACGGCGGCGCTGGCCTTTGGATCGGCGTCTTTCATGCCATGCGCGCCGGGGCGGAACGTGCGCGCCGCTTTCTCCGATCTGATGTGGCAGTAGTAGAGCGTCGGATCGCCCTTCGCGGGCACCTGCACGACGTTGCCATTGAGATCGGTGTAACTGGTCGCCGCGCTGCCGGGTCGGCCATACCACACGTCAGGCGGCGGCGTGCCAATCGGTGCGTTCGGATCGGGATACACGATGTTACCGCTCGCATCGCGTGGATCACCGAGTGCGTTCTGCGCGTTGGCGTTTTCGCTTTGAAGTTCCGCACGCAATGCTTTTAGTCCACTGATGCCAGTGCCGAGCGATGTGACGGGGAAGCTGAGTCGGAAGTCGGTCATGTCGTCACCTGCTGCATCTCGGTGTCGGACAGCGCGCGGTTCCAATAAGTTAACCGCCGCCAGTATCCCGTCATCGGAGCCAACCCCAGACCATTACCCAGAGTAAACGCGGTCAGGATCGCTGGATTGGGAGAAGGCGTCGCATCAGTTGGCCCGGTCACGCCATTGAACGCAGTGGTAAATCCCGCCGACCGATGCGTCATCGCGGCTTTGAATGCTGTCCCAGGTGTCATCGCGCCAAACACTGGCGCACCGCTCCCCACACTCGCCGCTACCGTCAGACAGGAAATGTTGTTGGTATTCCCTACCTGGTACATCTGCATCCGGTTATTCGTCGTTCCGTCGTTCGCCGAGAACAGCGCGCAATAGTTCGCGTTGTTGGCGGCGGACATAATGGCTTCCACGTTGAACGTGCCAGCCGTCACACCCGAAAACAAAGCGGCCGGGGACATACTCATACTGTCAGCCGCGCGTGTCACACTGACACTCGTCGTTGGAATGTAGCTGGTCGGGAACGCGCCTTGCTGAACGTCAGCGCCCCACATGTAGACAGTCCCGCCCGTCGTCGCGGTCTGCGATGTGTCCCGCAAATCAGTGCCAATCTGGAAGAACCACTGATTACCATCCAGTGCCGACGCGGTAACGGAAAACCGCTGCCATGCCGTGGTCAATGTCACACGCGATCTAAAGAACAACGTGCCATTGGGCGTTGTCAGCAGATAGATTTGCTCACCACCGACGCTGCCTTTCAACCAAACGCTGAAAGTAAACGCGGCGACGGCTCCCGTGAACGCCTGCGATACTATCGCGTAATTACTCGCCGCCGAAACAGCCGGAAAAACAACCCGCGCGGCTGTCGTTGTCCCATCAGGGGCGACCGCGTTGTTTCCGGTTATAACGGGAGGTGATCCCGTGTTGTGGAACTCGCTCCAGGGCGCGGCCGACAAATCACCGCTACGCAACATGAGATTGGTCCGCTGCTCCTCAATCAGCACCCCGCGCAACACACCGCCAGCGTAATCCCAGCGCGGTGCGTTGGTCGCGGCTGTCTGCACGACACCGCTCGCGTCGGTATACGTAGCGGATGACGCGCGTGTGAACGTGATGCCGGGTGGCATACTGCCCGGAAACATGAAGTTGAGATCGAGCGTTCGGCCGGGTGGACCAGATGACCCACGCACGCCGCCGCGACATGCGTCCACGGTCAGCACGTCGGTCACGCACTGACCATACGCCGCCGTTGGAATGGCGGCCCCGGCCAACAGCAATGAGCGTCGGCTGATCACCATTCCCGTGCCGCGAACGCCTGTCCCGTGGTGGCGCCGATGATGTTGTATGCCTGACCGGACGCGGGCGACATGCACAAGAACTGCTGATTAACGGGGATCAGGATCGCTGGCGGTCCCTGAACCGCCGCCGCCGTCTCCGACACCCACAGGCTGCCGGCGCTCTGGTTCTGGATCATGCAGCCGTGGCGGCCAGGGAACGCGGGCAGGACGACCTGGGCGGTGCCGCCTGTCGTGATGGCGCCGGATCGGTCGGCGTAGGTGAGGGCCTGCGCGTGCGCTACCGAAGGCAACAGCAGGGCAGCCAGGATTAAGAGGCGGCGGATCGTGGTCATGCGGTGTTTCCTCCCTCGATCACTTCGCGGATCGACCCCTTGCGCGCGGCATCCATCGCGTCGGCCAGCAAATCCCTCAGCCAGTCACGATCGACTTTGTAGCCGAGGTCCTCGGCCGCGATCATCGCCGCGTCGGCCCATTTGTCGGGATCGGCGCCGACCTCGCGTTGGAACGCCGCGCCGCTGAGTGTGCGGTAGTCGGTCATTCGGCGGGCTCCTCTAGGTCATAGCCTACCAGCAGCGCGATGCCGCCGTCGCAGCGCCCGACGCGCACCGGGACACTACCGTCCGCGTCCCTCGGGACATATGCGCCGGTGGGCAGTTCGCGCTTCAATGTTTGTAAGGTGCCCGCGATCACATCATCATCCATCACGGATACGACACGAAACGTGAAGGCACCCGGCCTGTAGCAACGGCGCCACCCCCAGCGGTCGAAGTCACGAGGATCGTCGGGCATGATTGCCGCGAGATATTGCCCGGCATAGCGGGCGATGCGGCTTAATCTGGCCTTTTCCTTCCGTTCCGCCTCTTCTCGTGCCCGTTTGGCCCTCCACTCGGCTTCGGCCTGTTGCTGCCTCAACTGAGCCATTCGCTCCTCCAACGCGAACACATCGAGCAGCACCTTATCCGCCACTCTCTCAGGAGGCCGCTTCGTTTTCACGTCACCCTCCAGTCGCGCAGTTCTTCCGCGTCCCGGTTGAACGCCGCGTCCCAACTGTCGCGGGGCGGCGGCTTCGGCTTGTCCGGCGCGATCTCACGCCACGCGAGGGACATGTATCTCATCGCGTCCGCGGAATGACTTGACCAATCATGCTTGGGTCGATCGCTAAACACCTTGGCGCGCTCATCGAACTCGGCGTGATACGCGCGCAACGCCTCAAGCCCTTCGTGACAGTTGCCAGCGTCGAACCACGTCTTCGCCAACGTCACGCGCGCCGCGTTGATGCCGTCCATGATCGACAGCTTGCGAACAATCCAGGGGTGGCGACCGCTCAGTGCTTTCATCGTCTCGAAGATCGAACGCCCGGTGCCAAGCTCGCGCGCCATCGCGTCGTGCGGCAGATAGTCACGCCCGTATTGATACGGCTTCGACTTGAGCACTTCCACGTAATGACCGAGCGCGAAGCCGGACGCCTCGTAATGATCGATGACGTGCAACTCGGAGCGGACGATCTGGAAAAACCAAATGGCCGTGCTGTCGCCAATGCCGATATCCCACGCGGTATGCACGGGGATCGCCGGGTCGTAGGGCACGCTGGTGATGCGCCCGGCCGTTTCCGCGTCGGCCAGTTCCTTGCCGAAGTAGGAGCCGAGGATCGCGGCATCAAATGAACATTGAAACTCTTGCGCGTATTGCTCGGGCGTGAGCATCGCCGCCATGTCGTCGAGTTCTGATTGAGGCAGGATCTCGGTCTCGCTCGCGCGCAGAACCAACGAGAACCAGTCGGGGTCGTTCTCGGCATGGCTGTGGACGCGCCAGAAGTCGTTGCGTCCGCGTGGCGTGCCAATGAACACGGCCCAACCGTGCCGATCGGCGAGCGCGGGACGGATGACCTCGGGCCACGCCCGTGGCGCCATGTCCGCGTATTCGTCGAGCACGCAGCCATCGAGGAAGATGCCGCGCATTCGGTTGTAGTTGTCCGAGCCGTAGAGCCGCACCCGCGCCCCGTTGGCGAACACCACCATCAGGTCGGACTCGCGCTGTTCCACGCCCGGAATGGCGGCGGTGAAACGTTTCAGATACAGCCACACGCTGTCTTTCGACTGCGCGTATGTCGGGCTGATGTAAGCGAAGCGTGCGTCTGGATTGGTCGAGCGCAACGCGGCGTCGATGAGGTCCATGATGCACGAGACGGTCTTGCCGGCGCGGCGGTGCGCGACGATGCAGGCCCAGCGTTGCTTGCGTGCGTGAAACGGCCTGAAGTGTGGCCGTGCGTTGTATCCGAGGTTGACCTTAGCGAGTCTCACGGTCGCCACGATCGACGCCGGTAATGATCATGACGGGGCCGCCATCAGGGCCGGTGTGCGCTGTAACGGCGAGATCCGGGATGGTTTTACGAAGTAATCCGAGGGCGGCGCGGATCTGTCCGTCGGTCATTTCCACCGTCTTGTGAGGGCAACTCGGATCGACCTGGCCTAACGCGAAGAAATTCAATCGTTTTACAAGCTGGGTGGTTTGGATCGCGGCCCGCGACAGGTCGTCGTTTCGCTTCATCAGTCGCGCGGCCATGAGGTCATCTCATTCCTGATACAGTGCATTCCTCATTCCCCGCTACCACGCTCTACCGCTCCACGCAATGCTCCACGCCAGTCCTACCGCTCCACGCGCTGCTCCACGGAGTGGATCGGCCCCAATGCGCGCGGTGTTACGCTAAATCGCCGTTAGGGTAATTTGGGGCCATTAAACGCGCGAAGTCGGCGTTTTGCCGGGCAAAACCGCTAGCGGTCGCACGAAAACCGCTAGCGGGCGTGTGAAACCGCTATCGGCCACCTGATCATACGGTCGTTTGCGGACAACCTGCGGGTTTGTATGAGCGGATCACGGGCGAGTGCCGACAGGTTTTTCCACAATTCCCTGTCGGCCTCATCGCCCTCGTAGGGCCAAGGCCCGAGTGGCTGGCGACCGTGATCCCGGTCGGGCCGGGGGTGTTAGAGCACCGCACCGGCCCTTGCCTCGAACATGGGCGGGCACCCATGGGACGAAGCTGAGCGGACGATATCACCGCGGCTGGAGCGCGTCCAAGCCTCACAGGCGTCCCAGGAGCATCAGGATGAGGATTACCACCAGCACGAGGCCAAGCACGCCGGACGGCGCGTAGCCGTAGTTCCAGGCCCGCGCGTAGGGCCACGACGGCAGTCCCGCGATGACGAGGACGACCAGGACGATCAGCAGCAGCGTGACGGGGCTCATGGGTTGGGTTCCTTGGGTTGGCGCAGTTCCGCGTGAACCGCCGCCCAGAGTGCGCGGACGGTCTCGGGTGGGAGCATCGCCTTCGCGTGCCGGACGAAGCAGGCGTGGGCGGTTTTATCTTCTTCCGCGTGGCGCGCTATCCGCTCGGCTTTCGCCGCTCTGGCCGCCTCGACCATTTCGAGGTGCGCCCTTTGTCGTTCGGCTTTGGTTTCGTCGGTGGGGCGGCGTTCCCGCTCCTCCAACGCGCGCTGGGCCTTGGCGGCGGCGGTTCGCCTCGTCTGTTCGCCAACGCACAATTTGCGTCGCCAGCGGAATGCGCTGATGCGCTTCTCGGCGGCGATCTTCCATGTGCTGCCGCGATTGGTCGCGCCTTCATTGTTGGCCATCACATCGATGATGATGTCGTCGATGGTCTTGCTGAGCACCACGATTTCCAGGTCGAGGTCGGTGTCGGTCATCGCCTCGATTTCTCGCACGTCGTCCAGGAGTTTGGCGCGGCGGGCATCCTCGGTGCGGCGCCGCTCCTCGGACGGCCCGCTGTGGTAGCGAACCTCGCTCATTCGCCGCGTGCCTTCAGCCATTCCAGCGCATCGAACGCGGCGGCCTTGGCTGCTTCCTCGCTCGGCCACGCCACCCGTCCCATGCGCTCGACGCGGGTCTTCGTGTTGAACACGCGAATTTTCCATCCCTCACTCCGCGCGGGCCGCATCACGGTAACGATATGCTTCCCCAGCCGTGTCCAAGGGTTTTGGAGCATGGATACTTTCCACCACCGATACGCCCACGCGGCTTTCCGTTTGAACTTTTGCCGTGCCTTGCTTTCCCGGCTTCGCGCGCCGGTCAGATCCTCTTCCAGGTGGCCGGCGCAGATGCAACCGCACCGGAGCGTCCCCGCGTATTCCGGGTGCGTCATGTGGTGGGCGTAGCGGATTTCCGTGGTCTCGCACATTTCACAGGTCATCGAGGGCGTTTCGAGATCTTCGACCTCGACGCAGGTCCATCCCTTGTGCGGCACGCCGGGCTCTCGCCATTTTCCCGTGCTCATGCGGCCTCCTAGAACGGCAGGACGACGGCGGACGGTTGGGCGACAGTTAGCGGTTCTGACATTGGATAGCCCGAGCGGGCCATGTCGTGCGCCGCCATTTCGTCACCCTGCCGCCCGCTGTGCACTGGCGTGCCCTCCCACTTCGTTCCCCACAATCCGGTTTCCTGGGCGCGCAACAGGCGGACGATTTCCGTCATGGTGATGACGACCAGGGCGCGCCCCTCGTGCTGGTCGCGAACGGTGACGGCGAGGTCTGGCGGCAGCGTTGTCTCGTAGGATAGCCCGTCCGCCGCCCTGGAGGCACGCAGGACGGCTGATGCCTCGGCGTTGGTCCTGACCACCACCAACGTCACGCCGTTGCCCATGTCGGCCTCCCAGGTGTCCGGCGCGAGTGGCTTGTGGCCCGCTGCTGTCGCCTCGCTGTTCATCACGGCGAGGGCCTGGATCATCTTCGGGCCGATGGCTTCGACCGCCGCCGCGTCGCCTTCCTCGATGGCCTGACGATACGCCGACCAGCCGCGCTGATACGCGGCCAGCGTGGTCGGGCTGACGAGGCGTTCGAGGCGGCCGACGCCGTATTTCTGCTCGGAGGCCCACATGGCCTCGTCCACGGGAATCAGCGCCGCCCGGAAGCGGTCGTTATCGTCGGCTGTTCGTAGCTTGCGTGCGGCGCTCATACCCGCCGCCCCGTATCATTGGCATGATACGCCCCCCATCCCAGGACCGCGCCCCGTATCACCCGTATCAAATGCCCCCTAAAGGGGGCATTTTTGATACGGTGAATGATACGTTTGGAGGCGTATCCAATGATACGGCATGATACGCCAATGATACGTGATACGTTTCGTTTTGTCATGTTAACCATACCCATGGGTCGCGCACTCCTACCGCGCCGAGTTGTTGCAATTTTTGAGACGCCCGATAGAACGCCAGCTTTCTTTTTGGCTGCGGTTCTCCCGGCATTTTTTCGTAAAAAGCCCGTCGCCAGATTTCGTGGTTGATGCCGCGCACGTCTCCGTCCGGCATACCCGAGAATGGCGGGAGGATGGCTGACTCGGGGCTGGCGATAAGATTACGCAGTACTTGGAGAGCTAACCCGGTTTGCCCTCCGAACTCGCGCGGGCGCTTGCCCGTATCACCCGTATCATCCGCCGTATCATCGAGCACGGGAACCAAGGAAGTCCGCCCGATTCCGACCGCGACCTCTTCCATGTCGAAACGCAACACCTGCCCGGCCTCGCCCTCTTTCTGGTCGATGACGGTCAGCGTCATGCGCCGGCCAGACGACACGATCTGATAGGCCGCGTCCCAGGCGCCTCGCAGCGCCGACGTGCCCCGGGCGCCGCGTGAGCCGTCTTTCCCCTCGTGGTGAACGAGGGCGACGGTGCAGTAGAGTTCTTCCTTCAGGTAGTCGGCGGCGGCGATCACGGCGCCGGTTTCCTGCGCGCTGTTTTCGTCGGCTCCGGGCATGGCGCGCGCCAACGTGTCGATCACCAGCAGCCGCAACGGCATGTCGCCGATGCGAGCGCGGATGACCTCTTCGAGCGCGTTGACTTCGGCGGGATCGCGGAAGTTGACGGCGCGTCGGACAATGAAGAACGGCACGTCTGGCGCCATGTCGTAGCGGGTCAGCATGGCGCGAATGCGTGTTCCCATGCCGCCAATGCCCTCGCCCATCACGTAGACCACGGCGCCTTGCTGGACGGCGTGGCCGAACCAGTCCCGTCCGGCGGCGATGTGCAACGCCGCGCTCATCATCAGGAACGACTTGCCTGACTTCGGCGGGCCGTAGGGCACGACCAGGGATTGCTCCGGGATCAGTCCGGCCACGAGCCATTGCGGCGGCGGGAGCGCCAGTAGTTCGGCGATCGTGAGGATAGCGGGCGGCGGCCTGACGCGCTTCTTAAAAGGGAGATCGCCGTCCGTTGCCCTCCCCTCGTCGCCCGGCTCGCCCGCTGGCCCCTGCTGGGGCGGGTCGAACGGCGCGACGAACAGCGGCTTATGGCGGCGTGCTTCGTAGTAGAGCGTGCCGAAGCCGATCTTGGTTGGCGGGCTGCTGAACCAGTGTTGCCAGCGTTCCTCGCAGGCCGCCGGGTCGTGACAGGCATTGCGGGCCGACCACGCCATCCAGGCATCCAGCCCCGCTCCCCGGCCTCCGGAGGCGCGCCACGCGGCCATGCCGATGCGGCACCATTCATCCCAGTCCTTAACCGTGTTGGGGATACAGGCCAGGGCGGCGGCGATGGCGGCGGCTGAGCGTTGCGGATCTGGGTTGGGTGCGTGCGTGGTGTGCGTGGCCGCGCCGTTCACCGCGCCCGCCTTCCCGGCGTCCAGACCCGTCAGGTAGTCCGACGTGTCTTCCGCGATAGTCCGGAGCGTGTCGTAACCGGCGATCGTCTCGGCGGTGAATGTGTTATAAAAGCTAACGGGACCGACGAAGATTTCGATCTTGTGGCCGCCGGGGAGCCAGCGGACGTGTTTGCCGCCGGGCAGGGGCAACTCGTGGTCATTCAGCCCGACGATACGGATGCCAGTGTGGGAGGGCGTCACGTAGGCATAGGATTCGAGGCGTTCGACCTCGCGTTGCACTTCGTCGTCGAGCAGCCCTGTCAGCGGGTCGCGGCAGTGGTCGAAGTCGAGCGCGATGATGCCGCCCACGATGGCGAAGCCGATACCGGCCACGTCGTTTTTGCTCGTCAGCAGTGCCGAGGCCGCCTCGAAGGTGAACCATGTTTCGGGCGCGTTGGTTCGCGCGCCCTGGCACGGCGGCTTATCGAGGTTCCCGTCCGGCTTGCGGACAAGGCGATGCGGCAGCCACGCGACAGGCGGCAGCACCGCCAGCAGGGGAGCGGCGGCCTGGGTTAGCATACTGGTGGCCGCCGCCATCGGCTCCCCTAAAACGGCATCGCGTCTTCGAGCACCCGGACTTTCGGCTCGGGCGCCACGCTCGCCTGCGCCATCTGCGCCGTCGCCTGTGGCGTCATCCGCGAGATGGGAGCCGATGCGCGCGGCGCGGGAACGGTGCGCGGCCCCAGCACGTCAGGCCGCTCGACCCAGGCGATGATCTCGAACACCGGCTGATAGTTCGTCGCCTGTCCGGATTTGATCGCGTCCGTCCGGATCATC